TCCTGAATATACAAATCTTCTTCCACCGTTTTCTGTATCAACTTGTGTCTTTCTTAATTTTCTTGTTGGTGCAACTTTTCTTTCGGCATCATATGTAAAACTTGTTAATTCAAAAGCCATACGAGGCAATGTCATTGCGTATGGTTGTCCTGCTGATGGATTACCATCTGCATCAAAACTTGCACCACCTTCTACTTTTGGATCTTGGTCAAGTCTTGCCAAAATCTTTTGATATGGTCCATAAGAAATAGGTACTATCTGTCGCTGATTGATAGTTCCATCAGTACTTGTTCTACGAACTTCTAATTGATTAAAATACGTACCAAATAAAGCAACATATTTGCGAATCGTAGAATTATAAAAATAATTTGCTATTGCCATTAGGTATCACTTATAGATATGTTTTCGCTGAAAGGATCTACCTCTGAGAAATCAACAATCAAGTCGCCTTCAGTTTCAAAGTCAAGGTTACTTGCGTTATCGTCAGTTAGAGAAAGAGCGGATAATGTTGCGTTATTTGCATCAACTATAATATCTGTATTATATTCGGCAAAGTAATTATCAATCGCTGGGTGGCCTGTATTGAACCTTTGGTTGGCATATTCAATCAAATCACATTGCATATCATATACTTGAGTTTGACCCATTTGATAAAATACGCTTTCATGTTCAACGTATTTAACTTCAAACATCTTTTCGTTTAATGGGAAGTAAACCAAATCGCCTTCTCTTGGGCGAACAATATCAACGACCTCACGAGTTACATATCTTTCAAAAGTTCTATTCGCAACGGTGAGTGTTAAATTGTCTCTTATTTGTAAACCAAACTTAGATAGGAAATCACCTTCACCTTCAAAGCCTTCCATATTCTTAACATAAGTTTCAAATCCAAATACTTCATTATACTCAGGAAAGTCATCTTCATTAAAGATTTTATCTCGACCTTTAATTGCTCTACTGATATAAATGATGTCGACACCATACTGTCTGATAGATTCTATTACTAAATCATCAATCAGTGTTTGCTCTCCAACTTGAGAGTAATTATTAAAGAATGTATTCGTAGCCATTACTTATCCAATATAATTATAGGAAAGAGGTTGTAAATTCTGTACTGCTTCTTCTTCCATTAGCCTTCTTTCTTCTCTGCCGTCGGAAAGTATTTGTTCTCCATTAAAAGTAACACCACCGACAAGTTGCATGCCTGTAAATTTTGTTAGGTTTGATCCCCACTGTTCTTTAATTAATGCAGTTGCGTAATTTTGTAAAAAACGATCTGACCATACGTCTGAATAAGCAGCAGGATCAATTACATCGTATGCCTCAATAATAATATATTCGCCAACAGTCATTACGTCCGCACCACTATCAATCCACAATTTATTAACATGCTTATTATAACGAACCATCGGTTTGCCAACAAGCATTTCTTGTAAGAATTCCATATGTTGCATTGACATAAAATAGTTTGTGATATTATAACCAGTAATGTCTTCGAGGTTATTTAAAACAAATTGATACTGTACATTAAATATACCACCGCCTGCAGAGATACTCGATTGCATATTAAAGATACCTGATATTCCAAGTATTGTATCAGGCAAGTCTACAAATCCATCATCAATATTCTGTTGCGTAATTTGGTGTTTCATGTATACGAGTTGGCTTCCATTATAATGGTAGTCTCTCCAAAAATCAACAGCTTCATCAACACGGTCGTCTATTTGCTCATCAGATACATTAATGTCAATTACTGGCGCACCTAGCTTTCTCATAACCCAATCTTTAAATGTTTGTCTACTATTTGGTTGTGCCATTTCTATATCTCTATTTGTTTATTATTATATTTATTCTAGTAGTCTGACTCGCAAAGACCAACTAGTCTCACTAAATAAGTAGCTAGTTTGGTATCAGTAAAGCTAGACCCCTTTACCCAACACTCTATCGTCCAATCTGCTATCATCCTTGATTCGTCGGAGACGTTAGCAGGCAAACCTACTTGGGCCTCCATATTAAGCTGAAGACCTTGACTGGTGTTCACAGCAACGAACGGGCAACTGTTCCAAGTCTCTGCGCCTAAAGACACTCCAGTTGTATCGTTGCTTCCGCCGTACGCGTACTTATTAATAGACTGGGAACTGTTTTGTTGCCCTGTTGGTCCATAAAAAGTATCTGAATAGCTAACGACAAACTTAACATGAGTAATAGCGCCGCCATTATTTGTCATCACCGCGGTAGGGGTGGTTAACCCATCAATATCAGTAGTGGAAGAGGGATTTATTGTGTAAAGAAAGTTGGTAGTGCTACTACTTCCACCACCACTACCATTTGCCGCACCAAAATCTTCAATGTTAATTACAACCCCGCCACTCACACTAATAAGATTCAATTTAACTCTCGGGTAGGCGGTAACGGTGTAGTTGCCAGTGCCGTATGCTGAGGCGACTGCATAGTCACTAACCGAAGGTGATTGTCTAACAACGCCAGTTTCTGCTGGGTATTCGCCACCGCCTGTGCCACCGGTGGCAGGCGTTACTTGAGCCCCATTAATAATATTTAACATGTGTGATAATGACATTACGCTGTTCCTGAATATGTGACTTTATAATAGCCAGTTGCTGTTACACTCGATGGCGAGCCGCCACCAGCTACATACCCTATTTCTACTTTTCCTACTCCTTCTACTGTACCAACGGCGTTGCTTTGCTGGTTATTGTACCAAGTTATCTCACGAGTTGTGTTGAGTGGTATCCAAATATTTAAGGATGAGCTGTATGTGGTTGATATGCTAGCTCCGCTGAAATTTGAGAATCTTATATACCACGTATTGGACGGGTTAACTCCAGTATTAAACGTTGGAGTAATGTTATTCCATTTGGTTGTGGAATGTAGTGTTTCGCCATTACCTTGAGTATTATTTGGATGCTGCCATTTATAAACGTTGCCGTCTGCTTTAAATCTCCAGCCAATCTCGAGGGCTCCAGAACCAATACCATCCCAGACTTCCTCTGGGGTCGAGGTGGTGCCGTGAAGAGTAACTGCTTCAGTTGGCGGAGTAGCTGATTGCGCAGTATAACCAACCGCGGATCCAATCTGATAACCACCGCCTACACCAGATAATAAGGTAATCTGCCAATGGCGATAGGTTGCCCAAGTTGGTTCTGCAACAGATCCGTCCAACGACCAAGCAATCGTTGATGGGAAAGTTGGAGTGTACGCGTTTGAAGTTGTATCTAGTAAAACACAAGTCGTTCTACCTTCTGACGCTCCGCTTATCGTAAAGCTCTGATTTCCAGTCATTATACACGTTTGCATAGCATTAGAGAATGTAACATTTGATGTAATTACAGAAGGAGAAGGATGTAAACTACCATGAGTGCCAGATGCACCAACGATATTATCAAGTCCCATATTATCCGTAATCACCTCAGTCCCGCTAACTTTTACAGCCATTTTAGTTTCCTATATTATTCTTCGCTTAATTCTGCTGCTATATCGTCTGCAGCTGCTTTAGCGTTTGTTTGACTCGTTACGGTATCTAATTCGCCTGCTTCGTTATATACCGCAGGTACTTCAACATAAATATCGCTTGGATGATCTACTATTCTACAAGTAACGTAAGTAGTATTTACACCGTCCTCGCCCGTTTCAGTTCGTGTATCTAATTCGTATGCCATTGGTTTTCCTATTAGGTTATTGTTACGTCAACAGCGCCAGGCGCGCCGACCCAGCCATTCTTTGAAGAATCGTTATTAGCAGAACCTGTGAAAAGCCCAGTATTCCATATCCACCGAGTAACATAATCGCCATCTCTTATAAATGTTGAATACGTTCCTGAAGATCGGCTGAACGATTTGGCTCCACCATTCGACACATTACCTGCATCGTGAACAATAACAGACCAACCAGTTCCTAGAACACCACCCTGTCGGGATTGGTTTGGATAATATGCCGAGGCACTACTAATTTCAAAATAAGCTATATCTTCGCTCTGACTAATATAATAAGTACCGTCTCTAAATATAATTGCTTCAATTGTACCAGCTGGTGATGAATACATATCAGTCGGTACCGCTGTATTATCAATAGCGCCGAGAGTTGCGTATGGTGGCGTAGTAGCAGGACTGTTTGGCGTTGTCCCAGGGTATGACCAATTTCCGGCAGAATAACCCCAAAGAGCCAAAATTTCACTGCCTGCTGGTTGGTTAGGATTAACAGCCATTGTTAGATCAGCAGTAGGCGTTGCGACTCCTTGACTGCCCCATCCTGTTGCTGTTGCTCTAATAGTACTATCATCCCAACAAGTTAAACCAATTAACCATTCTCTTGTACCGGAGAAGCTTGGTGTTGTATCCCCAGGCCATTTAATAGATGATGGGAACGTTGGAGTATTACCATCTGCGCCTACATCTAATAAAAGTATAGCAATATGACCAGTTGATAAATTAGATACTGAAAACGTTCTATTCGCGGTTAATACAGAAACCATCAATGGAGAGCTCATGTCTATAACTGTGCCAATGGTCATTGCGACTGGGTGTAAACTAGTATATTCACCTTTTACGTCTGTGACGTCAATAACCGCTAAGTTATTGTCGATTACAGTTGTGCCTGATACTTTAATTGCCATTTAATTATTCCTATTAGCCGTTGCGCCAAGCGCCATATCTGTTAGTGTATGAGTATCCGCCTGCAGCTGCAGCTTTGTAGTAAACATCACCACCAACAACTCTGTTATTAAGACCTTCAGCATAGCCTGAGCCACTGGTTGGGAACTGTTCGTAATAAACCTCAGTGCCGTTCCACATTATTCTTAAGGCAGAATACGTGTTCGACGAAGGCGAAACATAACACAACCACTCAGCAGATGGAGACGTGGTGTTGTCATAATATCCAGTAGCTGGTTCACGATCTGACGCCCTTGCCGCTAGTGTTCCTACGCCTGAAGAAAATTCGCACGTCGAATAGGATGTACCTTCATCGCTAACAACCTTAATTCTAAAATCAGGGTCAGCGCTGTTTAACGCAAACTGAACTATGGTGTCACTAGTCGCGCCACTTAGTACCTTAGATTGCCACCCAAATTTAACTGGTGCATTATAATAAACACCTGAGTTATAACCATCACTGGTAGGCAATGGACCATAGGTGTAACCACCAGCTGAACAGTTACCAGTACAGCTTTGTGATTGAACATTGTACTGAGCCTGAACTGATGTTATGTTTGTTAGGTTGGTTGTGTCAATATACGTGTCGTCGGTTGTGAGGCCAGATCCGTTACCCTTTACCGCTCTGGCAATAATCCTGTTATTAGTAGGATCGTTAATGAATTCGACCGATGCTGATACTGATCCACCACTAGGGGCAGTATAATCTTGTGTGATATCCCAATATGGTAGAGTAAACGATGGGGCCAAATCTGCAGGATTTGGAACTGTATCATATCCTATTGCAGTTGCTCTTACAACCGTATTTGAATAACACATAAAGCTGATAAGCCAATATCTATGATCGGCCCATGTTGGAGTAACTGGGAAAGCGATGTTAGCAGGTAATGTTGGGACAAAGAGGCTAGCAGACGTGTCTAGCATTACTATAGATGATTTGCCTATAGCAGGGTTTATAATAGAAAATGTCGTAGCAGCTGACAATACTTTTTTGTACATTGGATAATTAAAATCCAACACGGTTCCTAGCGTTGACATGTAAGGATGAAAGTCCGTATAGACCCCAGTAAAATCTGTCACATTTGTAAGCGCACGGAAGTCATTTATGACGGTTATACCGCCAACTTTAATTGCCATCTTCGTCTCCAGACTATTAGCGTTTTAAGTTATATTGTTATTTATACATTAGTCGCGGCGTTCAATATCGGATTCTTCGAGTTTATCCCCAAGCCATACTTCAATTACCTTCGCAGGTCCTGAACCAACGTTAGTTGCTTTATGCCAAACACCTTTTGGTATATCAATACTTTGTCCTTCCCAATAGATACGAGATTCTGTTAAACGATTACCATGATCAAGTTCCATCAATATAGAACCTTTTACAACATGCCAATGTTCAGATCTTTGTGAATGTTTTTGATCACTTAGTGATTGACCTTCATCAAAACTTAGTTCTTTAACTCTCCAAGAACCGTTTGAATCTAGTACTTTATATGTTCCCCATTTACGCTGAGTTGTAGGTTGTGACCACTCTTTTAATATCCAACTTGATGAATTCTTTTTATCATCGCCACCGATTCCAAACTCAAACTCTATACCTTCTACTGCCATCTCAGGGATGTTATTTGATGTTCTATCACCACCATTAACAAATATTATAGTATCGTTCGGCCATTTATTTTTAACCTTTCTAAGGCAATCTATTGCACTATCATCGCTGTCGTCAAAAGAAAATACTTCGTTAACACAGGCAAGTTCTTGAACAATTGCTGCCCTCTCCTTAAACGGCATGAACGCTCTACCTTTCTTTCGTGTAAGCCATTCGTCTGAATTAACACCAACAATTAATTGAGTACCACATAAGGCAGCATCCTTTAAATATTCAATATGACCTGAATGAATTGGATCGAAACCACCAGTAGCAACTACAGTAATCATTTGAGTGGCTCCATCATATAATCCCAGATGAAATTAACGTCTTTCTTTGATTTCATCTCTTCAGGAATTTCTATAACGTCAGGGTGATAATACCAATCCTCATAAGGATAACCTTCGGTAAATGAAACATTAGAAACAACACAAACGTATCCATGATTTTCTAATATTCTTTTTGCCTGAAACTTCTTATCAGTACCTAAACGGTATGAATCATGTTCAAACGTAACGATACCAAATTTATATCTTGCGAACGGAATCTTTTCTAATACAGCAATTGAGTAATCATCGCAATCAATTTGTAAGTAATCTATCTTATTATCAACACAATGCATTTGGAATAGTTGTTCATAATCAAGTTGAGTTGCATCTGCACATATAACAGTATTACGACGTGACTCTCTGAAACTATAACACAACGCTTCTGATATATCAACTGAAATACCTTTCCATCCAAACTCTTCTTCAAGCAGCGCAGTATTATTATGAACGAAAGGATCGCCTGAACCAATTTCTAAATATGAACCGTCTCGTTTACCTTGATAGGCAGACAATACAAACATATCTTGAAAATGTTTAGAATGATTCTTTTGGATCCAATCCATACCTTCAAAAGGAAACTTATATCTATCTCGATCGTCACTCACATAAGGAATAATATCAGGATAAAATATATGATCTAATTTTGCGGAAACTTTTTCTGCTAAACTAGGTTTGAGATCGTATTTGTGTTTTAAATCAAATAACAGTTCTTTACCGTTTTGTTGTCCTGCGATTTGCCACGTAGCGATTGCTTGGGAGTATTTTAGATATTCCCAACCTGCGTAACCCAATTCGCAATTCTCGCCATTATCATCGTTGCATTCTAAACCAATATTTGCATGCATCAACATTCTCTTCCATTGAGAAGTGTCTTCATAATGTTTACATAATAAGTAATGGGCTTCAGGTCTATTTGGAAGTAAAGCAACGGCGTCATGGAAAGCGCCTTCAACTGTAAATCCTCTATCTCGTTGTCTATCATAACAACGTCCAATACCAATCATGCACTTATATTGAACTTGTTTGTCATTTGAAAGATCGGCTGCTTTTAGATATAAAGATACGGCCATTGCACCGTTTTCTAATTTATCGTATTCTTTTGCTAAATCGTAACAAAGAGGTGGATTCTTTGGATCCATAATATGTTTTTCTAATACACTCTGCAAACTCATAATTTAGCTCCTTGCCACAAAATCAAAGAATACCTCTTCAGGCATTTTTAGTAAAAACGTACCATTATCTTGATAACCAAAAGAAATAATAATATGTCCATTTAAGAATGTCATTCCTGTAGCAAACTCAATATTATATTCTAATCCTGTTGTAGGATCTATTTGAGTACCCAGGAAATGGAAGTCTCGTGTTTTGTGTATTAAATTCCAATCCTTATCCCATATAACAACACGATGATTATAGTGACCATCTTTACGACCAAAGACATCTCTATTTAAATCAACCTCATGAGTAATTGTCATTCTTTTGCCTTCACCAATTGGATATACTTGAGTACCACCTCTCAAGTCTCGTGGCATTTGTTCAAATCTATTTTCATCAAGAACAACTGTAGATGTTGTTCCTTCCACAGGATCAAACTTACAAACCTCTACTGGGTTACACCATTTAACAAAACACCATGGCATATCAATAATAGGCATCCAATTCTTTTCACAATAAGTACCATCATCGCCAGGAGCAGGAATAGGATGTCGAGCAACTTCTTTCCATTGGTCATCAACATATTCTATTTCTTGCAGTTCCATGCGACCTTTACCATCATCTGTATAACAATCTCGTCTTACTCCACAAAGGAATAAGCGACCGTCCCAACTAAAGAGACGACCATCTTCAAGACCAATAAAGTTCCATGTTGGTTCTGTATCAAGTTCTGTTGTATCAATCCTACCCGCATGAATAACTTCCAAGTCGCCGTTCAACTCGGTCATGATATTATAAGTAGTTAAACTTATATCGTTTTCTGGGTGTAGGTATTGTAGAGGACCCCAAGTATGTGGAAACTTTTTACCTTCTGAATGGTAAAGAGTATAATTAACGTGACGAACGTTCAAAAGAATCCTTCCTTCGTGTTGAAAGATGGAAGGATTCATTATCCCGGTTTCGCCAGTTAACTCTTTGGGTAGTGTAATTGGGTGTATTGACCCGCCACGTTTAAGTGCGTATTGCACCAAGCCGTGATGACGTAGATCATGCATGCTGACTCCATTATATAAATCAAAATATTATTTATTCAACTAAGACCAAGGAATATCTCTTGCCGTAGTAATACCACGTTGTCGTTTTTCTTCAATCTTTTGATTATAGGATGTAATCAAATCACTACTAACTAGTGTATCTAACCATCCTACAACCTGTGCTTCCGTCAGATCAGCGAACGCAGTGAAACTTCCCTCGGCAGTATTTTCAGCAGACAGTTTTGTATATCCTACAATCTTTGCTGTATTACCGTCGCTATCAACTCCAACCCTTGACCACTGTATTGCTATTACAGCATCAGCCAAAGAAACGCCATCGGCATTAGTCTGCGCACGTGTATCAAGTTTAAGTACTTGCCAAGAATAAGTCATTGGTTATTCTCCAATTATTCCCCGCCATCACTTTCGTCAGCGGGATCGGCTGCGTCTGCTGGTGTAGCTGGTGTAACGTCTGAACCATCGCCCCAAGGCATTGCTGCTTCGGTAGTTAGTGATTCATCAATTTCTTGTTGAACGCGTCCACTGATATGATCTGCGTATCCTTGGTCAGCGTTAACAACAGCTTGAATCCAACCTAAAACAGTTGCTTCAGTCAATGTCTCAAAAGCTGTAAAAGATCCTGCTGGTACGTTGACCGCAGTGAAAGGTGTAGCTCCTGAGAATTCGCCAGTGCCACCAGCTCCGTTAGTTCCTGTTACTTTCCAAAATGTTTGGACCACAGCGCCGGCAAGCGTTGCTCCTTCTGAGTTAACTTCATCTTTCTTTTTCAAAGAAGAAACTTCCCAGACCCATGTTAAATCTGTGTTAAGTGCCATTTTATTTTCTCCGTAATTAAATAACTTTAAGTTATAGTTCTATTTATATATTATTGTATCACAAATTGATTCATTTGTCAACCAGTTTATGAAAGTTTATTCATCAACGCTGAAACCATGTCTTTTAAGTCATTAATTTCTTGTTGCTGATTATTTATAATGGTTTGCTGTTCTTTAATTGCCTTGGCTAACTCTACTGCCGAAGCCAATGCCGCGCCACCATAGTTAACTGATAAAGTTCCCATCTCGTCTTGTGCAGTTGTGACTGCTTCTGGTAAAAGCGTTTGGAGGGATTGAGCTGATACACCAACCTGTGTAATTTGCATCCCATCAGTACGATCGTAAATACCTACTCGGATTTCTGCTAAACGAGAAACAAAGTCCTCAGGCATTGACCTCCAATTAGTTTTTAATCTCTCATCAGAATAAGCAGTGACGTTACCGCTTGCTTTTATTGAATAAGATATGGCTGATCCAAACCCACCATTAATCAGTACTAACATACCGTGGCTGTCTAGGTTTCCTGCCGCTCCACCAGCATTTGGATGCGAGTAAGCTACTCCATATAGATTGCCTGTTGTAGTACCATTCGCTGGTAATCTCCAAGAAGTACCCATTGAGAATATATTCTGATATCTTACTGATGAATATACACCAACCAGTCCTTTACCATAGTTACCGTCAACAATAATATCACCGTAGAATCTAGCAGATGTTCCAGATGAACTTGGGTCAGTATAATAGCCAGTGTTATTATAATCGTAGAACAATGTTGCACGACAATCATTACTAAATACAGCTCTGCTTGAAATAGCAGCTCTAAATCCACCGTTGTTAATAATTAACAAACCATGATCGTTTAGGTTATTTGCACCACCTTTGGAACCAGCATTTGGATGAGACCAAGCAATACCATACATATTGTTTGTGGCGTTACCATCATTTCTCATACGATAAGATGAACCCATCGCGAATACTTGTTGTAATCTTGTAGAAGTATATGTACCTGTAACACCAACACCATAATTCAAGAATGTATGATAACCATTCTGTTGTGAAGTACTGTAATTCGAAGTACTTGCTGGATCCATATAGTAACCTGTACTATTTGAATCATAGTAACGGCCAGCATACATTGAACCGCCATTACCATTGTTAATATCAAGTACAGGTATCGTTCTCCATGCTTTAAACGAGCTCCAACTATTTCTGAATCGCAAGTTGTCAATTGGTCCACCAACCATCTGCCAACCGTGTTGAGCTCCACCGTTACTATAGTGATATGCCTGCATCCCAACCCAATGAGATGTTCCTGACGGTTGGTTAGCTGGGTTAGACCAAGAATCAATAAAGCCTGAACCCCAATGAGCAACAGTGTTCATGTTAACATTGCCCCAACCCATTGAACCAGTCCAATAGTTGGTATCGCTTGTTCTCTGCGCTCTTGATCTGTAGAATTCGCCAGAACTTCTTGTATGACCAGGCAGATTCATATGAGCCATAGTTCTATTACTTACACCTTCAAATCGTGTTGATCTTAGAGATGCACCGTTGAAATAATAACCAGTATTATTTCTATCATATAGGATATTTGCCTGAATAGAATCTGCATAGAATGTACGATATACTTCAGCGCTACTATTACCTGGGTAAAGTCTTAGTCCCCAGTTACCTGAGCTGTTTAATAGACCGAAACCTGAACCATCGTGATAGAGGTAACCTTTTCTGTCTGTGCCTGTACCCTGAGAGCCCTGATAAGAACCGTATAGAATTAATCCATTACTACTATCTAAATGCCAATAGCCACTGCCTGGGCTGTAGAAATGTCGACCTGTTGCTTGGTTATATAAACCTTGTCCTGCGTTATAGTTACGGAACCATGCATCGTTATAACATTCGTTAACTCTTGTTGTTCTAAATCTTGCATCACCTTGGCTTGAACCAAAGTAATAAGCAGTGTTTTCACGATCGTAGAATATGTTAGCTCTTACATCATTCATATATGAAACAGAAGCAAAGTCGCCATAGTAAGATGTATTGTTTCGGTCGTAGTATCTATCAGCTTGTAAGTTACCAATTACATAAGTTGTTCCACCTACATAGTTGTTTAAGTATATACTATAACCAGCTTTTGCGTCTAAATGCAAGTTACCGTTTGTAGCAGCAACCGATGCGTGAGAACCAGTAACATGGCCGTTTGTACCAACATACAAGTATTGACCCCAAGATGTATTAGGACCGTGGAATGTACCACCTCTTTGTCTAATAGCTGCGTTAGACGTAGAGTTTGGATCCATATAATACCCAGTATCATTTGAATCGTAGAAGATTGGTGCTCTATAAGATGATCGAGCATACATTTGACCAGAACCTGATCTTTCTTCCCAAGTACCATTATAGTAAAGTGATGTATATGAGTTTCTATACCACAACTGCATCCATTCGTTATCAGTATCGTTATAAAGACCGATCATACTGCTATCGGATGTCATCATTACGAATCGACCGTCAAACGATAGACCTTCGTAACCATTTTTACCGCCGCCGTTTATTTGGACGGAGCCGTAATCGCCTGTTGGATAATCAAGGTAAATACCAGAGTTATTATCGTAACAAGGATATACTCTGTTAGCA